TATGCCCTCTTTTTTTTGTCTTATAAATAACAAAAACAATAAAATATTATTGTATATATATGATTATACTACAAGAAAGCGGATCAGCACAAAACATTGATTTCATACCACGTGAATATACAAGTGGTTCTTCTTATACTGTAAAGATTTTAAACGAATCAACAAACAAACAAGTATACAGCCAAGCAACTACAGGAATAACTCAAGAACTATATTACAATAGATACAACGCAGTATTTCCAGTAAAACAAGATATTTTTTACATACTAACAATTCTTTCTGGAACTGATGTAATATTTAAAGATAAAATATTTTGTACTAATCAAGTTGTTGCTGATTACACAGTAAACAATAACGAGTATGTATCGAACGACACAGATAATGAATTTATTTTCGCATAATGGATAATTTACACATAGTTAATTTAGCATCATACAATAGACCTAAGATTACGGAAGACAAGAAACGTCAATGGGTCAATTATGGTGAAGATAACGATTACTATTCTTATTTAATTGATTTATACACCAATTCAACGACTAATAACGCAATTATAAACGGAGTTAGTCAAATGATATATGGTAAGGGAGTAGATGCTTTAAACAGCAGTTCCAAGCCAGATGAGTATGCAGCTTTAAGATCAATATTTAGTAATGAATGTTTAAGAAAGATTTCCTTAGATTTAAAACTACTAGGGGAAGCATCATTTCAAGTTCTTTACAAAGATGGTGAGGTTGTAAAATCAGAACACTTTCCAAGACAAACTTTAAGAGCTGAAAAATGTAATGAAGATGGAGATATTGAAGCTTATTATTATTTTCACGATTGGTCTAAATTAAAGCCAAATGATAAGCCTTTGAGAATTGCTTCTTTTGGATTTGGTAACGGAAAGGAATCTGAAATAAAAATTATAAAAAGATACGTTTCTGGATATGATTACTACGCTCCTGTAGATTATCAGGGGGGGTTAGCTTACGCAGAACTAGAAAACGAAATATCAGACTACCTTATCAATGATGTACAAAATGGTTTTAGCGGAACTAAAGTAGTCAATTTTAATAACGGTGTACCAGATAGGGAAAAACAACTTCAGATTAAATCTGATGTAATGCACAAGCTATCAGGTGCAAGAGGCGAAAAGGTTATTATTGCTTTTAACAACAATGCAGAAAGCAAAACAACAATTGATGACGTTCCTTTAAATGATGCTCCTGCTCATTACGAATACCTTTCAAATGAATGTACTGGTAAGCTTATGGTGTCACACCGTATTACTTCGCCATTACTTTTAGGTATTAGAGATGGTAATTCTGGACTAGGAAACAACGCAGACGAAATAAAAACTGCTTCACTACTATTTAACAACGTTACTATTAAACCATATCAGGATTTAATCACTGATGCAATGGATGACATACTAGCTGTTAATGGTATTAGCCTTAAATTGTATTTTAAGACGTCTCAGCCGCTGGAATTTATAGAAACCGATAATGCCATCACTGACGAAGCTAGGGAGCAGGAAACAGGCGTTAAAATGTCTAAGGAGGAGCAGTCGTTTGAAGATAACGAAATGTTTGAACTACTTGAAGAGTTTGGCGAAGATGAAAATTTAGAAGAATGGGATTTAGTAGATGAAAGACCAGTTGATTATGACCAAGAAGAAGCTTTAGACAAAATGATTGGTTTAGCTTCTACAGGTAGCGCAAGGTCAAATGCCAAAAGTGAACAAGATGGCGAAAACAAAGAAGGAGTAAAATTTAGAGTTCGCTATCAATATGCACCATTAAGAACTCAATCTAATAGCAGAGAATTTTGCAAGAAAATGGTATCCGCTAAAAAAATATACAGAAAAGAAGATATACAACAAATGAGCAAAAAACCTGTAAATGCAGGTTGGGGTAAAGGTGGAGCAGCTACTTATGATCTTTGGCTTTACAAAGGCGGTGGTGCTTGTCATCATTTCTGGATGCGTAAAACGTATATGGCAAAAGCAGAAGGCGTAACTCCTGATGTTGGAAATCCAAACGCTGAGGTAAGTGTAAATCAAGCTAAGAAGGAAGGTTTTAAACCTGAAACAAACGATAAAAAGGTAGCGACTAGACCAGTTGATATGCCAAATCAAGGATTTGTAAATAAATAATATGGCACAAGGATTATTCATAACAAGAAAAGACTTAGTTAAATTCACATCGGTAAACGGTGGGGTGGATACTGACAAGTTTATTCAATATATAAAAATAGCACAAGATATTCACATTCAGAATTATCTAGGAAGCGACTTATTTAATAAAATAGAAGCAGATATTGAAGGTAGCACATTAGCTGGAGACTATTTAAGCCTTGTAACGGACTATATAAAGCCTATGCTGATACATTGGGCAATGGTTGAGTACTTACCCTTTGCAGCATATACAATCGCAAATAAGGGCATCTATAAGCATAATAGCGAGAACTCACAAAACGTTGAAAAAGACGAGGTTGATTTCTTAATGGAAAAAGAAAGAAATATTGCTCAGTATTATACTGAAAGATTCATTGAATATATGAGCTTTAATGCATCAACTAAATTTCCAGAGTATTACACCAATGCAAATTCGGATGTATACCCTGACAAAGACGCAAGTTTTGAAGGATGGGTTTTATAAAAAGATCGTACAAACCAAAAGAGAAAAACGTTAAAAGGTTAATTCAATACCTTAAAAAAGAATATATAACAAAAAGCGAAAAAAATTATTGTTATAGTATAGATAAGACAAAAATATGAATTTTGGAATAATATATTCTATAAGTTGGTTTGGAAATACAAATTCCACTAATGGATGGGGAAATATTTATCCTATACAATAAAAAAACAATATGAATTTTGGAATAATATATTGTGAAAGTTGGTTTGGTTTAAGAAATGCAGCAAATTCTTGGGGTAAGATTTACCCTGTTTGTGATGGTATTACAGGAGACTCAACATTAGTAACAAGTGATTCAACATTATACAGAGCAGATCAAACATAATATTAAAAAATAAATAATGGCTAAACAAGTAATTAATATAGGAACTACTGCTAACGATGGGACGGGCGATCCGTTAAGATCGGCATTCGATAAAGTGAATGACAACTTTACTGAATTATACGATGACGATGCAGGTGATGTAAATTCAATAACCGCTACAGCACCAATCGTAAGAGATTCACCAGACGGCAACGTAACTATTTCATTGGCAGACGATGGCATCACTTATGCAAAGCTAGGAACTGAATTTAAAACTTCGGCAGCAGTTGCAGCTTTGGCTGTAGATTTTTCTTCTGCTCAAGTATTTACTAAAACAATAACAGCAGATTCTACATTTACTTTTACAAACGTAGGAGTAGGAATGGTTAAGGATTTAATTCTTACAGGTGACTTTGTACCTACTTTTCCAGCAGGAAGTAAAATTGTAGCAGGAACTTATGACGGAACAGTTTCTAATTTAATTCAAATAGTAGTAGCAGGAAGCGGAGACTACTGGTTATCAATCTCAAAAGCACAATAAGATGAAAGCAATAGAAATAGATGGAAACATCAAAACTTACAGAAGTATTCCACAGACTTGGACAGATGAAAATGGATTGCACCTAAACTTTAGACGTGCTAAACATTCAGATTACGGTCTTTACGATGTTGTTACACCTGCATACGATTCTCAAAGCCAAAAGCTAGGTTCTTTGGCATTCAATAAGAAAAAGAAAATATTCACATACGCTGTAATTGACATTGACTTTGATGCTACTTACGAAGTACTAGGAGACGATAGAGAACCAACAGGAGAAACCAAACCTGTTTACGATGTAGATGCCTTAAAAGCTGAAAAAATATCAAGCATTAAATCACAAGCAGGAAGTTTATTAAAACCAACTGATTGGTATGTTATAAGAAAAGCAGAAAGAGCTGTTGATATACCTGAAGCGATAGCAGCAGAACGCTTAGACGTTATTACAAAATCAGACACATTTGAAGAAGAAATTAATGCGTTAGAAACGTATTTAGATGTAAAAAAATACTCTTATAGTTTTTCACCTGAAATAGAATAATATGCTCTCTAAGAGATTAATAAATTCAAACGATGCTGCCGCAGGTGGCTCTTGTACTACCAACACCAATGACTATCCTACTACAAACGTAGCCTACTACAAGATGTCAACTGCTGCGGATGAGAAGGACACTTACAACGGTGCAGCTACAGACGTAAACTTTAACGTACAAGGTAAGTTTGGAAATGCTGCGGAGTTTAATGGGAGTAGTAGTGTTATTAGTTTAGGAACATCAAGTCCTTTAAATACATTTGGCGGTGCGCAAACAATTTCTATATGGGTAAAACCATCTTCGGCTAGTCAGGAAGCTATTATAGGGTATCGTAATGATTCAACTTTTTATTGGAATCTTATTGAAATAATGAGTGATAACACAATTCGTTTTTTACTAAGGGGTAGTAGTGGTAGCACTTTAGTTTTTAATAGTGCTGGTACAATAACTTTAAATCAATGGAATCATATAGCAGTTACTGTTGATTCTACAAGTGCCAAAATTTATATAAATAATGGCAGTGCTGAAACCGCCTCTAATTCCATAACTTCATTTTCTAATTCAGAGCCTACAAGCATTGGAGGAGATGGTACTACTGACACAGACTTTTTCACAGGACAAATAGACCAAGTAAGAATATTCTCTTCAGCTTTAAACGCTACTCAAGTAGCATCGCTTTACAATGAGGTTTACTGTGTGCCTACTATAGTGCCTACTAGTTATTTTAATTCTGTTTTATATACAGGTAATAGTAGTACACAAGCTATAACAAGTGTAGGATTTCAACCTGATTTTACTTGGATAAAAAGGCGTGATGGTACTGAAAACCACTATTTACAAGATTCTGTTAGAGGTAGCACTCAACAAATATATACTAATCTTACCAATTCTCAATTTAACGAAACAACTGCGGTTACTTCTTTTAGTGCTAATGGTTTTAATATGGGTTCCTATAATGGAATTAATAATAGTAGTGAAACATACGTAGCTTGGAATTGGAAAGCAGGAGGTGCAGCAGTAAGCAATACATATGGTACAATAACAAGTCAAGTGTCTGCTAATGTAGATGCAGGGTTTAGTATTTCAACATTTACATCAGATGCATCAACACTTACCGCTGGGCACGGACTTAATTCAACCCCTGATTTAGTAATTGTAAAAACAACAAGTTTTACTGACTCTTGGTTTGTAAATTCATCAGCTTTAACAAATCAAACAGATAGAGCATTAAGGTTAAATGAAACAAGTGCAGAAGAAACAAATAATACTTTTTGGAATAATACAGCACCAACCTCAACAACTTTTTCTTTAGGTAGTGGAATTTCTGTTAGTGGACAGTCTTATGTTGCCTACTGCTTTCATTCAGTAGATGGCTTTTCTAAGATAGGGTCTTATGTTGGGGGTGGAGCTACAGATGTGCCTGTAAATTTAGGGTTTAGACCAGCATTTGTGATGATAAAATCAACTACTACAGGTAGAAACTGGATGATGTATGATAATAAAAGAGAAACAGGAACTGTTCCTTATGAAAATGATACTGTCCTTTTCGCTGAATCATCATCGTTAGAAGTTACTGGCAATACACTCCGTGGAATACAATTTACATCTTCAGGGTTTGTTTTAAATCAAAACTACGCAAACACTAATGGAAGCGGAGAAACACACATCTATATGGCATTTGCCGAGGAAGCTCTGCCATATGTAACAAGAAACGCAACTAACCCATTTGGAGACTCAAGTGAATTAGCTTTATATAAGTTTGAAGATAATGCTAACGATGCCGAAGGTAATTATAATGGTACTGCAAGTAATGTTACTTATGCTTCAGGGTATATAGATAAAGCTGCGGTGTTTAATGGGAGTAGTAGTCTTATTAGTCTGCCAACTGGAGTAGATAGAAATAATAATTTTACTTTATCTTTTTGGGTAAATTTTGACACCTTGTCAGATTACGACTCTTTAATTACTTTACAGATTAATTATAGAGTTTATGTTAATGCAATGGCTAATGGTAGTTTAGATTTTAAGGGTGGAGCTAATACTTTAAGTACAAATGCAGGGGTTGTTGCAACAGGAAATTGGTATAACATTGTTTGTACTAAAAGTTCTACGCTTGTTGGCGGTAAAGCTGCAATAATTTATGTTAATGGAGTTGAAGTAGCGAGTAATAATGATGTAGATAATGCTCCTGCAGCAAATGATACTGGACTTAATTTATTAGGTGCATATAATGCTAATGCAGCAGGAGGAAACTTCTTTTATCTTGATGGAAAATTAGACCAAGTAAGAATATTTAATAGAGTATTAGACAGCGGAGAAGTAACCGCTCTTTACAACGAATAAAATGGAAGACTTAAAGATTTTTGGAATATACGGAATAAACATCTCAGCATTGGCAATAAGCATCTCTGAAATAAATCCTTACCTCCAAACTTTAGTCTTGATTGCAACCTTTGCGTTTACAATTATACAGATAATAAAAGCACTAAAAAAATAATGGCGAAAGTAGATATAGATGGCGATGGGAAAGCAGACTTTTCTTTATCCCTAGCTAATATAGTAATGATTGTAACAATGATAATTTCATTAGTAGGAAGTTATTATACATTAAATAGTAAGATTGCGATTCTAGAAATAGAAGTTGAAGAAGCCAAGACATTACCACCTCAAAAAATAAGCGAAAAAGAAATTGACTTAAAGTTTGAAATACTACAAAACGAGATTAAAGACATTAAGCAAAACTTTAAACGCAAATGAAATACTTTACACTAGATGAATTTGATTCGCCTGATCTACCTAATAGTGGGATCAATATGGATGCTAACTTTCTTTCAATGCTTGATGATGCAAGACATATGGCAGACATCCCATTTAAAATCAATAGCGGCTACAGAACACAAGAGCATAATATTGAAATCTACAGAAGGCTTGGAAAGAAGCCAATTGACTCTGCCCATCTCAAGGGTAAAGCAGCAGACATTTCCTGTTCGGGTTCACGAGAAAGATGGATTATCATTACAGCATTGCAAGATGCAGGATTTAACCGTATCGGAATCGCTAACAACTTCATCCACGTTGATTCTGACGAAAACAAATCACCTAACGTCATCTGGACTTACTAATACAGTTGGAAACACGTTATGGACAAGAAAAAATTCAAAGATACAAAAGTAGGTCAGTTTCTATTAAAAAAGATTCCTAACGTAGTTGGTTCAATAGCAGGAGATACGGCTGTAGGAAGCGTTATACAGGCTATTATAGGAGGTTCTGATATGTCTAAAGAAGATAAAGAACTTGCACTTAAAAAACTAGAACTAGAGCGTACTGAAATGGATGGCATCACCAAAAGGTGGGTAGCTGATTCCAAGTCTACAAGTTGGTTAGCTCAGAACGTAAGACCATTAACTTTGGCATTTCTTACAATATCGTTTATAATTGGTTGGTCATTACAATTAGAAGAACTAGAAACAGTAAAAGACTTACTACAAATAGTTTTTATTGGTTACTTTGGCTCAAGAGGAGCTGAAAAGATAATGGGTAATAACAAACACCGGTAAAGGTTGTTTATATCTTGTAAATAACTTACAGTTCTAAAAGTTTACTTGTTTGTAAAAAACATTGTAAATTTGGTGGGTAGTGGTAAAGTATTAATAATAATATAAATATTTTTTTTAAAAATTAATGTCACAAGAAGAAAAAACAATTAGAGATTTAGCAGAAAAAATAGCAAAAGATTTTAATTTATCTGTAAAGTCTAGAACAGATTTACTTTTAGAATTAGATGCTATTCAATACACTAACTTAGGTATAGATTCTTTAAAAGCTGAAAAAACTAAAGTTAAATCTGATAGTAAATATATTTATAAGCAAATAAAAGGCATTGATGAAGTTATTGGCAAAGAGTTATTACACCATTTAGATGCCTAAAATTAAGAAACCATCTAGAAGTAGTCTAGTTAAGAAATTAGATATTGTATTTAGTCAATGGATTAGATTGAGTAATGCTGATTCTGATGGTTTTTGTGTTTGTATTACTTGCGAGAAAAAATTACATTGGAAAGAAATACAAGCAGGCCATTTTATGAGTAGGAAACACTATTCAATTAGATGGGACGAACGTAATGTAAAACCACAATGTGTAGGTTGTAATGTTTTTAGGTATGGAGAACAATATAAGTTTTCTAAAATGTTAGGAATAGAATTATCTAATGAATTAGAATGTTTAAGTAGAATATTAGTTAAGTTTTCTAATGATGAATTAAATGATATGATTAAAAATTATTCAATAAAATTAAAAAAACTTATATAGATTTTTGTTTTGTTTTGTTTTGGTAGAAAGAGGTAGGATTAATTTTCTACCTTTTTTTGTTTTTATATTAAAATTTGTTATATATTTGTTTAAAACAAAATAATTATGAGTAGAACATTTTATGAAATCATGAAAAAAGAACAAGCTGAAGTTAAGGTTTCTAGATTAGAAGGTGAGATTTTAGAACTAAAAGAACAAATTAAACAACTTAAAAAACAAATTACTTAAAGATGAGCAAAACAAAAAGTATCAACGAAAAATTATTTGAACTACAACTAGAGTTAGGTGGTATTAGTAAAGATGCTAAAAATCCTTTTTTTAAATCTAAATATTTTGATATAAACTCTTTAATACAACAACTACAACCGTATTTAGAGAAACACAGATTACTTCTATTGCAACCAATTGAAGAAGACTCAGTATATACAAAGATCATATGTTTAGATGGCACTGGCGCTGTTTATAGTTCAATTAAGTTAGCAGCATTAAATGATCCACAAAAAATGGGATCACAAATAACTTATTATAGAAGATATACTTTAGGATCTTTACTAGCTTTACAAGCAGTAGATGATGATGCTAATTTAGCTAGTGGTAATGGATTAACTCAAAAACCAAACTATCCTGCTAAACCAAAGTTAAAACCTATTTTAAAACCAGATTCAGAAGCTTTTAAAAAAGCTAAAGAATATATTTTAACTGGAGGTAGTGTTGAAAATATAAAATCAAAATATACTATTGAATCACAAACTGAAAAACAACTTTTAAATTAAAAACTATGGAAATTACTGGAAAAATTAAAGAAATTCAAAAAGCTGTACAAATTACAGAGAGAATGAAAAAGGCAAATCTTATTTTAGAAACAGATTTAAGTTCTCAATATCCTCAAACTATTTGTGTAGAATTTACTAACGATAGTATAGACTACCTATCACAGTTCGGAGCAGGAGATTTTGTTGAAATTGGAATAAATTTAAGAGGTAGAGCTTGGGTAAATCCACAAGGTGAAACTAAGTATTTTAATTCTATTAATGGATGGAAAATTAGTAAGACAGAACAAGAAGTAACTAATTCAGCACAGCAACCAGATAGAGAAGTGTCTGCAGATTTACCTTTTTAATGATTGCTCAAGCAAAAATAATAAAAGATAAAATACTTGATGTTAAATATGGAAGAGTAAAGGAAGGACTAGGTATTGATATACCTGAGATTGATGAGTATCTTAGGTTTAAGAAAGGTAATTTCAATCTACTGATTGGCCATGCTAATGTTGGAAAAACTACTATTATTATTTATTTATTTGTAGTGTGGGCTATTAAACATAATTTAAGATTTTTAATATGGAGTTCTGAAAATACGCCACAAAGTATAGTTAGAAAAGTTATTGAATTTAAAATGAATAAAGCGATAAATATAGCTTCCGATATAGAAATAGATAAAGCTATAGAATGGTGTGATAAACATTTTAAAATAATAGACGTTGAGGATCTATATACTTACAAGCAATTACTTAAAGAATCTGAATCCATTAAAGAAGCCTGGAATTATGATGCATTATTAGTTGATCCTTATAATAGTTTAGCTAAAGACTACAATTTGTTGAAAGTTGTAGGAGGACACGAATATGATTATCAAGTTGCAAGCGAATTTAGAATGTTTGCTAAACAGAATAATGTTTCTTTATATTTAAATGCTCATGGTGTTACTGAAGCTTTAAGAAGAACTCATCCAGCAAATCATGAGTATTCTAATTTATCAAAACCTTTATCTATGGGAGATGTAGAAGGTGGAGGTAAATGGGGAAATAGAGCCGATGATGTAATATGTGTTCATAGATATACTAACCACAGTACGGATTGGCTTTATTCACTATTATATGTTTTAAAAGTAAAAGAAAACGAAACAGGTGGTAGACCTACTCCTTATGAAGAACCAATAAGATTAAAAATGAAAGTTAATAATACTGGTTTTTTACACATGGAAAAAGATGTTTTAAATGACGAACAAAAAACAAATTTAATATTTTGATAGAAGGATTTATATTTTTAGGAATTATTGCTTTTTGTTTTGTAATAATAGGATTAAATTATAAAGCAGAAATAATAATAAGCCCAATATTTGGTTTTGTTATAGGAGCATTGTATAATAAAGAATATTATGATGATGGACAAGAAATAACTTTACAATGTTTATTAGGAATAATAAGTATATCAATAGTATGGGAAAATCAGGATCTTGGTTAAACAAGGTAAGTGAGAGACACGATGAGTGGGTAGATATAATGCATTCCTTTGGTGAGTTTGATCTAGCTGAAGATTTTGTACAAGAGATGTATTTAACTTTATATAAGTATACAGATGAGAAAAAAATTATTCAAAAAGGTGTTGTTAGTCGAGGATATGTTTTTTTTACTCTCCGTAGTCTTTACTTTCAATATTATAATGCTAAAAAGAAAATTAATAAAGTTAGAATTGATGATGAAAACAATTACGAGCAAATACCGTACAATTCAGAAATGGATGACGAAATAGGTTATTCGGATTTTTGTTCTTTAATTGATAATCATATTGAAAACTGGGGTTGGTATGATAAAACACTTTTTAAGCTATATAGAGATACAGATATGTCAATAAGGAAAATAGCAAAAGAAACAAAAATCAGTTGGGTATCAATATTTAAAACACTAAAGAAAAGTAAAGACGAATTAAAAGAATTATTTAAAGAAGATTACGAAGATTATAAAAATAAAGATTATGAAAGGAATAGACAAAAGAACTAAGGAGTACAAAGATTGGGTCAAGAACCACGAAGAAAAAAGCAGTGGAGTAGGTGATACTATAGAAAAGATTACTAAGTCTACTGGTATTGATAAACTAGCCAAATGGGCATTAGGTGAAGACTGTGGATGTGATGATCGTAAAAAAACATTAAACCATATCTTTCCTTATCAAAAGCCAAATTGTTTGACAGAGAATGAATACAATTATTTAAACGAATTGTTTTCTAAGCCAAAAAATACTGTTACATCTAAAGTTCAAGCAGAAATTTTACAAATATTTAATAGAGTATTTAATGAAAGAAGAGAAATGACATCTTGTAGTAGTTGTTTTTTAAATGGTGTTTATGCTAAATTAGAAAGGATATTTAAGGAATATTAATATATTTGTAAAATGATTGGTAAAAAACATGACAACTTACTGGAGATGGAATACTTCAACAACTCGGAACTTTTAAATAAAAAGCTTTTA